TGGTGGTCGTGGACGGCTTCGCAGATGCGGAGGATGCCCGGGCACACCTGGAGTCCTTCATGCCGCTTCTGACAATGGAAGCCTCGGATACGCTGCACTGATGCCGCAGATTGTCATTCCCTACACGCCCCGCCCCTTGCAGGCAGAACTACACAGGCAGCTTGCCAACCACAGGTGGTCGGTTGTGGTCTGCCACCGCAGATGGGGCAAAACGGTTGCGGCAATAAACCATCTGTTGCGCGATGCGATCCTGTGCCAGAGGAAGGCACCCCGCTTTCACTACATAGCGCCCACCTACCGGATGGCAAAACAGGTAGCCTGGGATTATGTACACCAGTTTGCAGGCGCCATACCGGGCGTGAAGTTTAATGAGACAGAGTTGCGCTGCGACCTGCCCAACGGTGCCAGGCTGACGCTACTCGGCGGTGAAGACCCCAGTCGTCTGCGTGGCATTTACTCGGACGGCATTGTCATCGATGAAACGGCAGACATGCCGGAGTCAGTCTTCCCCGAGGTGCTACGCCCGGCGCTGGCTGACCGCGGCGGTTATGCAATCTTTATTGGTACGCCCCGCGGGCACAATGCGTTCTTTGATTACTGGCAGCTGGCCGCAGAAGAGCCCGGCTGGTATCGCGCCATGTTCAAGGCATCCGAGACAGAGATCCTCCCACCGGAGGAACTGGAGGCCGCCCGCAGTGCAATGACGCCGGAGCAGTATGACCAGGAGTTTGAATGTTCCTTTATCGCGGCAGTCCCGGGTGCAATCTTTGGCAAAGAGATGCAGGCGATTGACGAGAAAGGCCAGATCACTCACGTCCCGTACGACCCGGGGCTCCGCGTCGACACCCACTGGGATCTCGGCGTCGGCGACGCGACGAGCATCTGGTTCACACAGTCGGCAGGCCGAGGCGCACTACATGTTATCGATTTCTTTGAAGCACGCGGCGAGGGCCTGCCGTTCTACGCGCGCATTCTGGACGAACGTGGCTACCTGTATGGCGCCCACAATGCGCCGCACGATATCGAAGTACGCGAGATGGGTAGCGGCAAAAGCAGGCGCGAGACCGCCTACGACTTAGGGATTAATTTTCGGGTAGTGCCCAAGCTTCCGATCGAGGACGGACTGCACGCCGCCAAGCTGTTGATACCCCGCGCCTGGTTCGACAAGGAGAACTGCAAGCAGGGGATCGAGGCGTTGCGTTTTTACCACAGGAAGTACGACGAGCGGAACCGGACCTTTCGGACCTCGGTCACCCATGACTGGAGTTCCCACGCGGCGGACGCCTGGCGATACTGCGCAACCGGGCTCCGCGACAATGTTCACGGCGGCAAGCCGCCACAGAATACCGCACACGCGGCCTACAATCCGTTGCAAACCTACCAGGATCAACCAGTTCTATAGAGATTGCCATGTCCTTTATGCGCCCCAAGATGCCACCACCCCCGCCCGTGCCACCGCCTCCACCGATCACCCCGGTGCCTGCGGTTGCTGCCGAGGATACCGAGGAGAGCGCCGTGAAAGAACGGATGCGCCGCAAGAAGGGTGTCAGCTCCACCATCCTGACTGGGCCGCAGGGGCTCCTTCCTGAACAGATGTCGGTCACCAGCCCGCACTTGCTGAGTGGCGGTTCAGGGGGCTCGACATGAGCAGCATTATAGGGGGAAGTTCGCGCGCGGCACCTGCCCCGGCCGCGGCAATACAGCCTGCACCCCCGGTCACTCCGGCACCAGCGGTAGCGATCGAGGACGAAGACGCGATTGAAACCAAGGTTGCCAAGAAAAGAAAAAGCCGACCCCATACGCGCCGGTCCTGACGACACCCTATGGGGATGTCAGCCCGGCACCGACCGAACAAAAAAAGCTGTTAGGAAACTAGATGCCCGCTGATAAGACCGCTGTCACATTGATGCGAAGGCTCGACCGCCTGCAGGAACAGCGCTCGACCTGGGAAGCGCACTGGCAGGAAATTGCCGACTTTATGCGCCCGCGGAAAGCCGACATCACCAAGAAATCACAGACCCCTGGTGCAAAGCGCTCGGAACTGATCTTCGATGGCACCGCGATCAATGCCGCCGAGTTACTGAGTGCCTCCCTGCACGGGATGCTGACCAACATGTCGACACCCTGGTTTTCGCTGCGGTTCACTACCCCGGCCCTGAATGGCGACGACGAGGCCAAGGAATGGCTCGAAAGCACGGAGGACGTACTCTATGCCGCCTTTCACCGCTCCAACTTCCAGGAACAGATCCACGAACTATACGACGACCTGATCCTGTTCGGGACCGGCGTGATGCTGGTCGAGGCGGACGAGGAAACGACGTTCCGCTTTTCCACCCGGCACATTGCCGAGTGTTTCCTGGCGGAAGACCAAAAGGGCCGTGTCGATACGGTCTACCGGAAGTTCCGCATGTTTGCCCGCGCCGCGGTCAATCAGTTTGGTGCCGACAAGGTAAGCGATAAAATTCTCAAAACGGAAGAGCGTGACCCCTACGAACAGGTCACCCTCGTGCATGTGGTCATGCCGCGGGACGACCGCGACAAGGGCAAGATTGACAAGGTCAATAAACCGTTTGCGAGTTACTACCTGGAGCCCGAGGAGCGCCAGATGCTGTCGGAAGGCGGCTTTGATGAACTCCCGTACGTTGTACCGAGGTGGCTTAAATCCTCGTACGAACTTGGGTACGGGCGTTCTCCCGCAATGAATGCGCTCAGTGACACCAAGGTGTTATCGAAGATGTCGGAGATCACACTCCGCGCTGCACAGAAACAGGTTGACCCGCCACTGCTTGTGCCCGACGACGGCTTCATGCTGCCGATCCGCACGGTGCCCGGCGGTCTCAACTTCTATCGATCGGGAACACGCGACCGCATCGAGCCCTTGAACATCGGTGCAAACCAGCCGCTCGGTTTGGCAATGGAGCAACAGCGGCGTGACGCAATTCGCCAGTCATTCTATGTCGACCAGCTGATTATGTCGCAGGGTCCGCAGATGACTGCTACCGAAGTGCTGCAGCGGACAGAAGAAAAGATGCGCCTGCTTGGCCCCGTACTCGGGCGTCTGCAGGCAGAGTTGCTGCAGCCGCTGATCGGTCGCTGTTGGAACATCATGCTCAAGAACAACCAGCTGCCCGAGGCACCACCCTACCTTGCGGGTGACCGCATCGAGGTCGAATATGTCTCACCGCTGGCCAAGGCACAGAGGCAATCAGAGGTCCAGGGTGTCGTGCGCATGATCGAAATGATACAGCCGATCGCAAGCATGGACCCGGCGGCACTCGACCACATCGATATCGACGGGCTTGCCAAGCATGTCATCAAGGTGCTCGGGATACCGGCGACGGTCATCCGCTCCGACATCCAGGTCGCCATGCTGCGCGAACAGCGCGCGCAACAGCAACAACAGCAAGCAGAAATGCAACAGGCCGCGATGGCGGCGGAAGCCGCAGGTAAGGCCGCGCCAGCGCTGGAGGCGGTCAACGACATGCAACCGGCAGCGCCGCCACTTGGGGCTGTCGCTTGACCCCGGAAGACTTACGCGCAACGTACCGCTCGCTGTTTAACACCGATGACGGGCAAGCGGTGCTCGAAGACATGCAGATCCGTTTTCATATCCACGCGCCGGTCTTTTCCTCGGAGCCGGGGGAGACCGCATTCCGAGATGGACAGCGCAGTGTCGTCCTGATGATACAGAGTTTTTTACGTGACCCCTCACAACCAGCACAGGAGATAGAAACAGATGGCTGACGAACAGGTAGCGGACGCTCCGGTAGAAACCGGGGAAGCGACGTCTGTCGAGGTTAGCTGGCATGACTCATTGCCGGAAGATGTACGAGACCACCCTTCCCTTGCAACCTTTACCGACACAGGCGCGCTGGCGAAAAGTTTCGTCCATGCGCAGAGCATTGTCGGTGCGGATAAAATCCCGGTGCCAGGAAAGTGGGCAGACGATAACGACTGGAATACTGTGTACGACAAACTCGGGCGTCCTGCCGATGGCGACGCATACGAACTGGACTTCGGCAACGTGCCCGAGGGACAGGATGTACAAGAGGATTTCGTCAAGTGGTTCCGGGGTACGGCACACAAGCACGGGCTCAACAATCGACAGGCCCAGAGTTTGGCGAAAGAGTACGTCGAGTTTGCCACCAACATGCAACAGGAAACGACGATCGACCCCGAGGCACACCGCGCCCAGGTCACCGCCGACATGAAAAAGGAACTGGGGCGCGCCTACGACGATCGTATCGGACGCGGCAATCAGTTCATCGATGATTTTGCCGAGGCCGAACTTACGCACCTGGTGCTGCAGGACGGCACCGCACTGCGCGACAACCCGGCATTCATTCGCACGCTAATCAAAGCGCAAAGCTGGATACAGGAAAATATCGGTGAAGACCGGATTGTGCAGAACCGGGACACCAATGCGCGCACGCCGGACGAGGCGCAGGCGCGTGTCAACGAATTAATGCGATCCGACAGCCCATACTGGGATCGCACGCACTCGCAACACAGAAACATTGTGGACGAGGTGCAACTACTTATGCAGGAGATCCACCCGAACGAGGAAGGAGAAGCTGCGTAACCGTTTTGTTTCTGGACCGGCTGACAAGCGACAGCCCCGCTGGAAAAGAAACAAAGCGTCAAGTCGGGACAAGCTACGGCCCCCGCAAAACTTAAAGCACTGGTCCGTCACCTGACGGGTAGCCGCTTAACTGATGTCGTGAAAGGAGTGT